CGAATTCATCAAGCACACTCCTGTTCGTGATCGACCCTCTCTTATTCGCAACCTCAGGTCCGCCGGCCGTCGTTATTACAGTACTGATTTCACAGCCTTTGAATCCCATTTTACCCAAGAGGTTTATGAAGCCATCGAATGCCGTCTTTATCTCCATGCTCTTCGCACCCACCCAGAACTTGCTGAATTCATATGTCGCGTGTTGATGGGCGACAACCGATGTCGAACTTCTCAGCACTTCCGGTATACAGTTAGGTGCAAGCGCATGTCTGGTGATATGTGCACGTCTCTTGGTAATGGCTTCACCAATTTGATGTTGGCCCTCTTCATCGCCCAAGAAAAAGGTGGCTTTCTCGAAGGATTTGTGGAAGGGGACGATGGAATCTTTGCCAGTGACATTGTCTTGACTCGTGAAGACTATGCCCGTTTGGGCTTTACTATAAAGATTCTTGAAGTCCCTGACCCTTGTCTTGCCTCTTTTTGCGGTATCGTCTGCACCGATTCTGGAGATATCCTCCGTGACCCACGATCTTTCATGATGGGTTTTGGCTGGACTTCTTCGTTTTTGGGTGCCTCTGATGCCGTGCTTCGCCAGTTGCTTCGTTCTAAGGCCCTTTCGACTATGTACGAGACCCCGAATTGTCCCATCGTTTCGTTCCTCGCCTACAAAGCTCTTCTCCTCACACAGCACATCACACCACGCTTCATTGACGATGGCTATCATTCCGTGCCCCGCGATTTTCGTCCTATCTCGCCTCCATGCGTGACCCTTGGTACGCGTTTGTTGTTCGCACAGCTATTTGGTATAAGCCCTGAGAACCAGATTGTTGTTGAGAACTGGATCATGGAAGGGAAGCTTGCTTCTATTCCTGACCTGGTTAAGCCGTCTCCAGATTCCGCCCATTTCGCGTCGCGCTATTTGCTTGATCTCAACCTCAATTCCTCCGTCCGTAGTACGCCGCAATCCGGCAAACGGATGACGCGCATTCCCCCGGCACTGATGCGTGCCCTGGGTCTCATAATGCATTGCACAAAGACTTGGTTCTCATATTTTGTCTCTTCCGGGCGATCTTGCCGCAACGCCCGATGGTCGCTCTTGGGTCATCAAGGCCCTTCATCCCTCTGACCCTATTAGTACGGTCAGGGGGATCCCTGACGAAGCTTCTTGCCCGAACGTTGTACTTCAGTACTACAACGTGTTTCGGCTTTCCTGTCCTGCTGGCGAAACTTTGAATTGGGGTTTTGATCTCACTGTTACCCCCGATGTTTTGCAGCAAGGATGTGCCGCTGTGTTGGATCACACCGGTAACTTCGTCAGTTACGTCCCTTTCCTCAATACGTCCTTGACTACTGGAACTCCCACTCCATCTTATCCCCAGGTGTTTAATGCTTGGTCTCAGCTTGGCATTGAAGCTCA